CGAACTTTAGTGCGTCAGCAGCGTCAACTGTGTTGTCTGCAGGGACTGGCAATGATGCAGGTGTTGCGATTGCTGATGCTGTTGTATTAGCCGTTCCAGCGAGATCGACAGCGACTGTCATTACAGCAGCGTTTGCAGGCGTTGCTACCATTGTGCCCAGAGTCATGGCTGCAACCATGGCTAGAGCGATTTTCTTAAATGAATTCATTCTTTCTCCTTGTTTATAGTATTTTTAGTCTATCCAAATAGTCTTTTATGTCTTCTATTTGACTAGGTTTATATTGTATCACGTTCTCAGGTAGAGTGTCAAACTGCTTAGGTCTATCCCTAAATGTATGAATATCTATCTCTGCATTATTATCTTTTGGGGTATGTGATATTGCCCCAAATATTGCTCCACACACAGCATCAGCCAAGTCCTTTGACTTTTTGCGTGGGTGGTCAACTCTATCATTTTTCATGATTTTTAACTGTGTTAATTCATCGAACAAAAGTTCGATTGCTGGCATGACCAATCTTTCCTCATAGACAAGCATTGCCATATCCTCATAATGTTTTTTAGCAACAGAAACAGTATCAGTTCTCATTCCTACTTGCTTCAATTCATTTTGAATATCAAAAGATTGCCAACGGTCAAATGAAACCATTCCAATATCAAACCCAAGTCTTCTGAGGTTTTGGATCCACTGCTTTACCTCTGATAGATTTACTGGACCCTCAATCTTTGGCTCCCACCAAACAACAGCATCTACTATAACAATTGGGGCAACCTGTTCATAGTTATTGATAACTTGTATGTTTACCCATTTTTCTACATGGGCAATTGCTACCGCACACTTATCGTGTTTTTGGGCAAGGTCAGCGTGTACATAATACTTCTTGGTTGGATCTGGCTTAAATGATTCGTCAAACCTTTTAAATGTGTCTATTGGGTTTCTTAATGTCATACATGCTCTAACTTTTTCATGCTGCTTAAAGAATGCATCAGAAGCAAATGTTGGAACACAGGCAAAGCGCATCATTGCATCACCAAGGTCTGTATAAAAGGCAATCTTAAAATCATCAATCTTTCTTGTTGGGTTTACTTCCCATGTGGGTCTTTTTAGTGCAAACACTCCTGGATATTTGTATGAGGTGATATGATCTTCATCCCAGGAAATTTCTAATGAGTTATTTGGATCGTCATCTGGTAGGTCTGGATTAAGAACAAACTTGTGTGTTCTCTCAATAATTTCTTTTTCAAGAATTACATCGTCATACTTTTCTGAAATATAATCCCCTGGATATCTTGGGAATGAAAGCAAAACTACTTTACCAAGATCAGGGAAACGAGAGTCTACGGAACCACGGAAAGCCTTGTAGATATTCTCAGCAGTTTTTCCTTGTTCATTACCTGTTCCAACTTCAGATGCAAAACCAGAAATCTCATCAAGCACTGCAAGAAGAAGGTTTAAACCCTCATGGGATTCTCTTTCTGAGTGACCAGAGTAAACAGTTATAGATTTATTAAACTCAACTGAGTCTGCTTTAGCATAGAATTTACCAGCAAACCAAGGAGACTTTTCAATCTTTGTTTTAAAGCCTTTAAAGAAAACGTTCTTTGCCTGCTGGGCATTAACAGCAACGTTAATAATATCAATAGCATCACCAGAAGGCTTTCCATAATATTTTGCTGGGTCCTTAAGACACAAAAGTTTATATACGATATAGGCACAGGCTACTGTTGATACGAAGTCTTTTCCAGATCCCTTGCCAAGTTGCAATATAATTTCATTCTTAGTATATTTTTCAAAGTATCTTGTCCCCTCTACTTCTCCCATGATTTCAACAAGATCTTCTTTGCGATATATCTGACTCATAGCCTCAACAATGTCATATTGAATATCAGACAGTGCAGGCTGTCCTAAGTATGCATCACCCTCAACAAATGTTTTTGCATCTACTGGAGTTTCTTCAAAGTTGTTGTCTTTTAATACTTCAAGAAAATCATTGAACGTCGTGGACAACTGTAATCACCTCGTTGTCTTTTGCAAATGAAGATAGCCTACGCATAATCTCATCACGAACCTGTGGATACTCAGAAGCAATATCTTTTAATATTGAAACAAGAACTTCTTGTCGGCGCTCAATCTCCATCATTTCTTCTGCTAATTCTTTATTCTCAAGCAATCCAGCCTTTTGAAGCATATCAATACGCTTAGACTCAATGTCCATTACCAGTTTAATTGCAGCAGTCTTTGCACTAAGATTATTAACCATAGATGCTTCATCAATAACCTCATATGTACGAGATACTAATTTGCTATAGTGTGTATCTGCTGCAGCGAGTGCCTCTTTAGCACGAGCACGGATAGCATCATTTGCAGATGCCATGACTTTCCACTCATTAATAAGTGTAACAACTTTTGTTCTTGGTATATCTAACTGCTTTGAAATTACTGTAGGGTCATTTCCTTTTAGGTATTCTTCTACAACAAGATTTACCTGATCAAGATGCTTAACTAAATCTTCTTCAGTTGACATACTTTCCCTCTAGTCTATTAATTTCATCCTTAATATAAAAAATTGCTTTCTCAAGATCCTGAATAGTTTTTGACTCATCTTTAATACCCGCTCTCCAGAGATACTTAAAAGCATTACCAATATTAAAGTTACGATGACGAGTAATCTGAATGCACTCTACCCCAGATGGATCTGTTGTATAGTGGACAGGATGATTAACTTGATCAACTGTAATATTTAGATTATCACTCATCGTCTGACTCCCAATCAAAAGATTCTGGAATATTTTTTAGCATTACAATTGTGTAGGTCAAACCTGCTGCTGCAAAGAGTGACATCAAGAATAAAATATATTTAATTTTTTTCATCGCTTAGACTTCCTTAGCCCAAATTTTGCAAGGTACACATAAATAGTTTCCACGCTCACTCCACACTCCTTAGCGATATCTTCTGGAGTCTTTTTATCCATATGATATCTTTTCTTAAGCCATAGTTCACTTGTATATAGTTTAGCAGCCATAGGGTTACTTGTCAACTCCTATTGCTTTGCTCCAGTTTGATAGTGCCCAATGACCAATTCCGCAAGCATCTGCTACATCATTATCAGTAATAGTTCTATCATAGATAGTGTTAATATATCTAATAGTTCTTTGCTTTCTTAGTTCTCTTTCGTGAGTTTTTAGCCAAGACTCTGACTTCCCTGGATTTTGTGCCTTAATAAATAACTTTTCATCTTTTGATATTTTTTTATTACCTATAAAATTCTGCCAAGTAATAGGGGCAACTTTTCCAATAACTTTTGTACCAACCTGACCAGCAGATCCAAGGATTGCTCCCTGAACTAAAGCAAGATCAGCAGCAGTCTTTGGGCTATTCATAAACACGGTATGTTCAATTATAATTGCCTCAAAGCCACCATAGTAATCAAAGAAAGCACGTACCTTTTGACCAGCATCCATAACTTTTTCGTAGGTATCCTTACCCTGAAAGTTAATCTTGCCAACAGCACCCAACGTTTTTTGTTGGGTATCAAACAGGGCAAAGGCAAGATTATTTGTGCTGGCATCAATAGCACAGATAGTCTTTGGCATAATTTCAAACCCCCATTTATTTTTCATCAAACATCGCCTTTATTTCTTTTAAAGTAAGATTAACTTCTTTTGGACTGACAATGCAAAAACCGCAAAGTAAGTCATCATTATATATTGACAACTGTACTTGGCAGTTTGAGCAAAGCCTTACTTTCCCAATTCGTTTCTTACGTTTTGTGTAAACGTATCTTTGTGCAATGTTTTCTTTTGTTGCAAGGTTTCTACACTCTGCAGAACAATATATCTGATAAGATATTTTTGTTTCAAAACTTACATCACACCATTTACAATTCTTCACCAAGAACCTCCAAGGATTTGAGTTTTACAACCCCTGTCCCTGCAGACTCACATGCTTTTTTAATTGGGCATGACTTGCAAATTTTTGAATTAGATCGATAATTTTTTGTTGGCAAAGTTTTATTTTCCCAATTTTTTCTTACCTCTCTCATCCAATCAAATGCCTGGTCTACCCACCGACGGTAATGATCGTTTACATCTACAGGTATCAAAAGAAGTTCATGATTATTTTTATTT